ATTGCGGCTATCCGGTTCCGGTCGGTCAATCGTGTCCACGCTGCGGACTTGGAGATTAAAGCCGATGGCCAATTCAGACAATCACATGAGCGAGCACGATCCGGATTACGGCGATGATGACGACGGCATTCGCGGCGAGCCGTGGTGCCGTGACTTTGAAGCGCACAAGGCACTGCACGAGTTCTGTTCGGATCATCAGGCGATGTGGTGCCGGAAATGTGATCGCGGCTGTCCGGAATGTTTCGACGATCCGCACTGCGGGGTTCACTTCAATGATGGAGACGATCCTGAGAATTGGCCGGAAATCTGCGAGTGCGAACGCTGCGTCACGGCGAGGCGTGAGGAACCGCTGTGAGTAAGCAACCGGTCTATGGCTATCCGTGCGTCTCTAACCCGAACGACTTCAAACCGGACCATGAGTGCTGCTCGCCGAGAGAAATCGAGATGCATCGCCTAGCCTGCGCCAACTACGGCAAGCCGTCTTACGCGCCGAACAAGGGTTGCTATACCGAGCATGACGCCAGCGGCCAGATAGTGAAGCACGTCACGCGCACATCATGGGGCATCGGCACGAACTTGATCGCGACATGCGACGGCTGCGGCGAGCCCACATTCGGCGATCCGTTGATCACTTGCCACGAATGCGGTGGGCCAGAGTTCTGCGACGTGTGCTGGCCTGAACACGAAAGGAATCACCCATGACTCCTCCAGCGGGCGTCGAGGGCGGGACGAGCGAGCGCGGCGGGAGGAATTTGCTATGACCAAAGGCGAGCGCGCCAAGCGTGAGTTTCGCCCAGATTGGCAGCACGGTTGCGAGAACTGCGGCTCAAAGCCCACGGTTCCAATGAGCGGGCTGTGCGGTCCCTGCCATTTCGGTATCGCTGCCACGAGCGGCGGTGGCTGGTGGGACGAACAGTCGGACGCGTTGAATGACGAGGTGTTGGATGACTGACGGCGTCCTGACGGCAGAGGCACGGCTTGCAGAACTCGTTGCGAGAGCAACCGAATGGCTGGAGGTGGGTGGATTCTTCAATCCCGAGTTGATGGAGAACGGCTCCGCTCAACAGTTGGTGATTGAACTTCGTAACGCGCTGGCTAACCGTTCTCTGAGCCAACAGCCGGTCCTTGACGATGACATTGGCCTGAGCGTGGACATGCTCGACGTGGACCGGCTTCGCGACTGGGCGCGGCTCCTACTCACGCACGGTCGAGACGTAACCCATTGGGCGTCAGTGCCGCATCTCGCATCGCGGATGCAAACGCTCGCGACGGGGCTGGAGAAGGCCGTCCGAGACATTGGGACACTCAGAGCTGAACTCTCTCGCTGGCGTTCAGCGCACCCACCGCAGCGTCTTGATGCTAAGCGGATCGGTGCGGACATGGTCGCGGAGATGCTTCAAGCGGCTAAGGGCGAGGACGGCGTGGATTTCACGGATGAACAGCGGCTGTGGGTTGAACAGGCGGCATCCGATGCGGCTCAGGAAGTGATCAATCGCTGGCGTTCAGCGCACGGGAGCCGAGAGGCCGAGGAGGAGTGATGGCTATAGATGCTCATGTGGCTTATGTGGAAGTCAAAGAAGATGGCTCAGGCATGCTGCACCTTTGCGACCGCGTGCCGAATGGCTCTCGCGGTCAACCGCGACTGTATTTCGACACAGCCCCCTATGAGGTGACGGCCCTCAATGGTCTACCGATCTGGGGCGGAAGTGAGCAAATCATGCTCTGTGAGCATGAGATCGCTAGGCGTAACGGCTATACGAAAATCTCGTTCAGTGAACGAGAACGGTTTTTAGCTGCCGTCGCGGAGTATCACCGTCGCCAGTGGGAAAAGGCGGCGCACGGGAGCGAACAGGAAGGACCCACATGAGCATCTGGAGATGTCAGAATTGCGGTGTCTTGCAGGGTTTCGCCGCGTCAATGCAGTGCTGCTCATGCAAGGGCGGCCCGCTATCGTTCGCAACATTTACCCAGTCCGCGCACGGGAGCCGAGAGGGAGAATGATCTGGAGCCGCTCCAATCGGTTCGATCCTGATGCGTTGCCGCTGGCCGATCGGCACTACAACCGCCAGAAGGTCGGCTCACCGCAGTTCGTGCCTCCGGGCAGGTGTTTGGTGCTGAAGGCTGACGGGGCGCTCTGGGTGACCTCGTGGCCGTTTGCCGAGTATGTCCGCCATGCGTGGCCGGGAGCGTTTATCAATTCGCTGTTCCGGAAGGAATGCGGCGGTGTGGCCAGCGACTTCATCCGGCAAGCGTGCGCGGCGACTCGCGCTGAATGGCCGGAGCTCCCATCGCTGGGCATGGTGACATTTATAGACCCGAACGAAGTGAAGCCGCGAAAAGTGCGCGGGCGCGCGTGCATCGCATATTCCTATTTCGAGGCTGGCTTCGTTCACGTCGGCTACACAAAAGCGGGGCTATGGGCGATGCAGTTGACGCCGGAGAAGTTTCCCGAGGCTGACACGGCTTACGTTGATACACCGCTATTGGCGCACGGAGCGAACAGGAAGGACCCACATGAGCGGCGGCATTTGTCTCTGGACGAAAACGCGACTCGGTTCGTGGAAAACGACGTGTGGCGGCACCGTGAAGGAGTCGCCACGCGAAGGTAAGGCGTGCCCGTGGTGCGGCATGACGGTGATGACCGATGACTGATCGGATGTCCGCCTGTTGCCTCGCCGAGATCCGCTCTGAAGGTATCAGACGAATCTGTTCCAAATGCGGAGACTATGGCTATGCGCCAGAACTGCTTGAAAGGAATCACCCCATGACCAAGAAGCCCGCCGAAATAGACGCAACGAGTCTTGCGCCGAATGCGGTGAATCTGGCGTCCAACTCCGCCCTGTCCGCGCACGGGAGCACGACCGCCTCCATGCCCACACAGCCGACAGCGGAATATCGTGAGCAACTACGAAAGCACATTGCCGCAATCGATGGTCGCCGCCCGCAGGACGCCCACAGCGACCGAGGGTTTGCAGTCTGTCCGCACCCTGATTGCGTGCTTGTTAGGCAGACTGCTATGGAGAAACCTAATGGCACGACCACGGATTATTCAGCCGGAACACGTCGTGAAGATGGTCAAGACGCAGGGGCGCAAATCCATCGCGGCGACGGCGAAGCGTCTCGGCGTCAGCACGCGGACGATGTCCCGATACTTCAGGGACGCGAAGCTGCACGCGAGACAGTGCCCCATGTGTCAGGGCGTGGGTTACATCAGGAAGTAGGGAGCACGACCGCGACCGAGCCTCTAGCCGAGTTCTTAGAAGGTAATGAGTTCAACCGACTGATGTATTTCTATAGAACCGCGCCAAGAACTTCGCCATCTGACATCAACGTGGCCTTCGAAGTCGTGAAGCGAGCCATTATTTCAGCCTCCCACGGGAGCGCCCCGGAGCCTCAATTCGACATGCCGCGCCTCGATGAGCAGTATCTTGGCCATCTGCGCGAAGCCGCCTTCGACTGGGGCATCGAGAAGATTGAAGGCGAGCCAGTAGTTGCACGTAGAGCCGCGATATGGCTCGGCCGCAACGTCGTCACCTTGATTGATGAACTGCGGAAATTGCGGTCGGGGAGCGCCCCGGAGGCCCCAGATACTTCAGCTCCATTCACCAAGGCGTCCGCAACCGCGCCGAATGGAGTTACCAACCGCGTGGCCCCGAGCGGTGGAGATTCGGGGCATACGAGTCCATCATGGAGCGCCCCGGAGGCCACGGCGGAGGAGAAGGACCATGAGAACTAAGGAAGACGAAGCGGCACTACTGAAGATGTTCGACGCCTATCAAGAACTCAAGCAACTGGGCTGGAACGACAGTATGTATTGCCCGAAAGACGGCTCATGGTTCGATGCTATTGAGGCTGGCAGCACCGGCGTTAATGATTGTAAGTATGAGGGGTCATGGCCTACCGGCCATTGGTGGGTTGCATCAGACGGCGATTTGTGGCCATCACATCCGATACTGTTCAGGAAGCGCGAGCCTCTCCCCTCCCCGCCTCAGATCGACCCAATGGTGAAATCATGATCACTCTCGAAAAGCTGAAAGAAATGTCGGTAAAAATCGGCTATCGATTCGAAGTCGATCCGGCGGATGGCACAGAGCGCATGTATCGGCCTGATGGCACTCTCGCAGTAACGGCAAAAGGTCCACCTGTCGCGCCTCAGATCGCCCCACTGAAGGATGAAGTCGTGTTACCAACAATCGCCAGCGAGTCCACAGCGGAGGGGTGGACTGGACTGATGGCCGTATTCGCGCCGGCCCCCACGGATTCCTCGACCACGAACAGCGGAGATACTGGCGGACCTATTAACAGTGACACGAAATGACGGTTACCGTCACCATCATCCGCTGCTACTGTGCTGAATGTCAGTTTGCAGTCAGTCCGATGAGTGTCGGCGCCTTAATCGATGCCAAGAAAGAACATGAAGCCTAAGTGCGCTGGCTCGCTGCATTACCTCCGATCATCGTTCCGCCAGGAGTCTGACCGTGGCTGAACTTGACTGGGAAGGCATGCCTATCCATCAGCGGATTCGCGCAGATTGGAGGACTCCTGAGCTGCTTATTGAGGGAAGTCTGAACTGCGCGAAGACGACACTGGCACTCGACAAGGAGATCGAAGCGCTCCTGAAGTATCCAGGCATTCCCATCCTGCTCTTTCGATGGACCGAAGATGCGACAACGACAAAACTGCGAGTCGCCTTCGATGAACTGTGCGCGATTCGCGGTGTGCAAACGTCGTGGGAAGCCAAAGAGAAGCGCTATGTCCTACCGAACGGCTCCAGCGCCTATGTCTTTGGGCTCAAGGCGAACTCACTGATCGAGGAATACAACAAGATTCGCGGCCTTGGCGTCTCGCGCATCATGGGTGATCAGGTCGAGGAAGTGCGCCCCTCCGTAGCTGCTGAACTGCGTGGCCGGCTCAGACCGAATCTCACAGCGACACTCCGCAACGATCGGTATCCGTTTCAACTCACCTTCGTCGCGAATCCGTCAGACTATGAGTTCTGGCTATCGCGTGAGTTCCCCTATGGGGATCGGATCAAGGGACGGAAAGTGCATTCCATCTCCGTCTTCGACAACAAGCATCTTCCGCAGGAGAGCATTGAATCGCTGCTCAGGCAGTATCCGAGTGACCATCCGAAGCACCTGACCATGATCATGGGCCAGCGCGGACCCAACATCACGGGTGTGCCTGTCTACGATGGGCTCTATCAGAAGGCGATTCACTGGCGGTCAATTACCTATTCAGAGCGGTTACCGATTCTTGAATCTTTTGAGTTTGGCAAGCACACGCCGGTATGGGTCTGCGCTCAAGTCATGCATAGCGGAGGGCTTGCGATTCTCGGAGGCATGATCGGAGAATCGCTCATCCTTGAGGACTTCCTTCCGCTTGTGAAGCAGTGCCGTCAAGACTGGTTCCCAAAATCAGCCATCTTCAAAACATGCACAGCCCCAATGGGTGAGCAGCAACAAACGCTGAGCAGACGCTATACGCCTCTGGACATCCTTCGACGGCATGGCTTCACCGCGCAATGCCGGGACAATGGGAACTCTCCTGATGTGCGTCTAGCGATGATCGAGAACATCTCGGCCTATCTGCGTCGGCGAAATGCCGGAGGCGAGGAATCGATCGGTGTGGAGACTAATCCGCAACGATTCATCATTGCCGCTCGAGATGAGCATCGAGAATCACCGTTCGTGCATCACGCCTTTGAAGGCGGCTACGTGTGGGATCCACACTTCGTCTCAGTGGCGAACAAAGAACTACGACAGCCAGCAGAAGATGACAAGTTCGCGAATGTGATGCATGCGATTGAGAATGTTGAACTGAACTTCTGTGCCGGCCAATCGACGCAATCAGAGCAGGACCAACGGAAGGCCGCTAGCCATCAGCAGCCAATAGACGATTACTCACCGAATGCATGGATGTGGCAATGACCTATGCCAGTGTGGAATTTCAATTCAAGTGCGGATCATGCAAGTGGTGGGCTGAGCAACATCCGGACAGTGCTCCAGCACTCCATGCTCCAGGCAAGTGTCGTCGCAATGCTCCAATCGCTATGGCCATGATAGCCACGACGCGATACGACTATGCCGATCCGATTTGGCCAGATGTGAAAGCCGCAGAATGGTGCGGAGAATACAAACAACGGTGGTGACTGTGCTATATTGTGCGGCAATCCTTAAATGAGACATCATGCTGGATAGGCGCACATTCCTTCGTCGCCTCGGTTTCGGAACGGTAGCCGCTGCCGCAGCCGCCACAGGCGCGATCGATGTGGAACGTCTGCTCTGGAATCCAGGCGAGAGAACGATCTTCCTGCCTTCTCCTCCAACGATTGAGCCACTTTATGGCTCTCTGGTAACAGGCGACATTTTCACGATTGAAGGCTATTACGCTTTAAATCCAAGAACGTATAAAGCCACGAGCCAACTTCAGCAGTTCGTAGTGACCGCCGATATTCAAGGCGGAGAAGTCCTGACGATAGAGAGCATCTTTCCAAAACTGATCACTGAAGGCCCATATCAGACAGTGACAGGAAAAAGCACCGGAAGGTTCATTGATGGTCGCACGGTCAAGCCGCATGGGTGTGGAGCATGGTTACCACCTCGCGAACGGCGACAGTCAAGGATGGTATGAGACATCAGCCTACGTCAAACGGCGGATTCCGTTGGCAGGAGATTTCGCGGGCGAAGTTTCAGGAGACGACGTTCAGCATTCTCGGTGAACATGCCGCAAAGGTGAAGGCTCAAGGCGAGGTCATCGCGGATATGTCAGTGCGGCTCGATGAGCACGCCAAGCAGATCGCCGTTCATCAGGCGTCGTTCACCGCATGGGGCGCCCGCAGCTTCCGTGACCGCCTTCGCTGGCTGTTTCAGGGCCGATGAGCGCCATCTCGGATTACCTCAGTTCGTCGCGCACGGCGCATCTCGCCTATCAGCAGAACATTCCTCGCAAATCCGCACAGGGGGCAGTGATCGCGACCGTGCCAGGGAATCCAGAACTGGCGCGAGCCGCGCTGCAGGAAGCGTACGACTGGCGAGCGCGAGCGGATCGCGAAGATCCGAACCATCTGGATCCGTCGTGGGCGGCTGATGTCGTGCCGCATGAGAAGATGATGGCCTTTTATGCGAAGGAACTGGCCAAGTGAGCCCGATGCTTACGCCAAGCTGGTGCGTGAAGGAATGTCTGAGAATCGCCTTGAACTTGCGGATTGCCAGCGAGGTATTCATTGTATTTGATTACGGAGATGAGCACCGCGCAAATGGATACATGGCGATGATTACGGCATTGCGGAAATTCACATAGCCGCGACTGATTTAGCGATGAGCGTGGATGACATGAGGAAATTGCTCCGTGCAAAGTTGCGGATGATTGACGACCTCAGAAATCCACTCGCCTTGGGAATGCTGCCAACATGATTGACGACAACGGCGATGAAGTAACAGCCGATGACTCGATCCAAACGTCAGTCGATTGGTATCACTTCGTCTGTGATACCGAACACGATCAAGACCAGCAAGAGCAAGAAGCGCTGCAATTCCAGCATGCTGAAGGCGCATGGCCTGCAGAAGTCAAAGGGCAGTTTGCCGCGATCCCAGCTAACTCTCAGCAGAATCCTTCAAGCGTTCCGGTTCCAGCTCGGCCCATGCTCTCGGTCGCCTCAGCCGATGAACCGATCCTCCTGCAAGTAGCGCAATTCAGACAGGCGCACATGGCCGTTCGCATCCATCCCATCAGCGATGATGCGAGCGATGAAACCGCGCAGATTCTGCAGGGGCTCTATCGGAATATCGAACGCGACTCTCGAGCGGACATCGGGCGCGGGTGGGCGTATGAACGAGCATTGTGGTGCGGACGTGGTTCATATCGCATCAACAAAGTCTTTGACCAATACGGAGGACATGACCTCGATCAGAAATTGATGATCGAGCGCATCTTGGATCAGTCCACGGTGAAGCGCGATCCCTACGCGCAACAGCCGGATTGGTCTGATGGCACGCGGTTGCAAATCGCTGTGCCGATGTCCTTCGCGGCCTACAAAAAGAAGTATCCAAAATCGCGTGTCGGGAAGTTCACGGACGAGACATTCGATTCTGAGCTTAACGATGCGAACAAGTGGCTGAGCAAGGGCACGAACGAGAATCGCTGCGTCACGGTCTGCGAAGAATGGCGAGTCGAAACGAACGAGCGCACCAAGTCACTCCTTGATGACCATTCGATGGCCTTCGATGACGAAGAGATGCCAGAAGGTCGCACGAAGAAGACTGGCGACGATGCGCGGACGGTCACGGTTAATGAGCGTCATGTGTTCAGGCGCGTGATCAACTACCTCGAGGTGCTTGAGCCAGAAGTGGAATGGGATGGGCAATACATTCCATTCCCCAGCGCGATCGGACGTGAATTGCAAGTCACGAATGGGACACGTTCCTGGCTCGGCATGATCGGGAACGCGAAAGGCGCGATCCGCCTGACAAACTACGCGGCCACGAATGCCGTGCGGATGGCCGCGCTGGAGCCGCGTGCCCCGTTCATTGGCGTCGAAGGCGTTTTTGAAGGGCATCCTGAATGGGGGATGGCCAATACCAGGGATTTTCCCTATCTCGAATATAAGCCCACCGACATCTCTGGTCGTCCAGCGCCTCCACCGCAACGCAATCAGGTGGACATGAGCCGCCTCGGTCCATCGATGCAATTGCTCACGATGGGCAAGGATTTCGTAGCCACAGCAATGGCTACGTATGGGCCGGCGCGTGGTGAGCAGACGCCCGCCCATCGATCAGGTAAAGCGATCGAAGCCTTGCAGGGTCAGACCATCAGTGCGAACAGTCCCTACATCGATAACTTCGCCTCGATCACGATGACCTATGAGGCGATGATCATCCTCGATCTGATTCCGAAGATTTATGATCGCCCGCAGCGTATCGCGAAGATTCTTGATGACAAAGGTGTCTCCTCATGGGTGATGCTCAATCATCCCTTCGTGATGGGACCAAATGGCCGTCCGCAAGCGCTCCCCTATGAAACCGATCAGGAGAAGGCGCAAGCCGATGCGCTACTCTCTAATCCACAGACCGGAGCGAAGCATTACGACCTGACCAAAGGCCGCTACGGGATCGAAGTGACGATCGGTAAGTCCTACAAAGACAAGCGCGATGAAGCGGTCGGAGAGATGTCGATCATCCTCCAGGCGGATCCGCAATTGATGCAAGTGATAGGACCAGAATACTTCCGACAGCGTGGCGAGCCGTGGGCTGAACCTGTTGCAGACTTGCTTGAGAAAAACCGCAATCATACGATGCCGTGGCTCTCGAGCCAATCGCAGCAGGATGCCGCATCGGCAGCGGCAAAACTGCAGGCAGAGAATCAGCAACTCAAGCAGCAACTTCAATCGGCTGGACAAATCATCCAAACGAAGCAAGTCGAGCAGGCCGGCAAACTCAAAGTCACGGCTATGCAGGAGATGGCCGACACGCAGCGGAACCGCGAGAACAATGAAACGAAACTGGCTGTCGCGGAACTCGGCGCGAAAGTCGATCGGCTCTCACTGTTCCTTGAAGAACGGGCCAGACTCGGCATTCAGGGGAACGAGAACCAGCAAGCCGCACTAGACCGCGCACACGCCGCGACAATGGCGTCTGGTGACCATCAGGCGCAATTGGCTCAGGCCGATCAGGCGCATGTCCAAGCGGTCGCACAGGCACAACAGGGCGCCGCCAATGATGCGTCCCAGTCGATGCTAGAAGCGGCACAAGCCCCACAGCCAGAACCAGCAGGAGCCGGTCAATGAGCGATACGCCAGTCCAGAAGGCGAGCGTCGGTCGAATCGTCCATTACGTCCCTGATGGGTCCAAAGAGCACTTGGCCGCACTGGTGACGAAGGTCGAATTAGGCGTGGGGATCGACTTGACCGTCTTTGACAGGGATTCGATGTTTCGGGCCTTCGGGATCCTGCATGATGCCGAATTTGGAGAAGGCACTTGGCATTGGCCAGAACGGGATTGATCTGAATTGTTTGACGGATCGTCAACTCAGGTGTAATATCCCAACGAATTAACATGCCAAGTCACCAAGAACGTCGCGAACCGCTGCCGAAAGGCTATCAGTTTGGTGATGGATCTAAGCCAGTATTTCCGACCGATTATGAAGAGGCGATAAACGCATTGCTGAATGCGCGTATGCCTACAGTTCTCGGGTGTGGATGCAAGCGCATCGCGCCTTGGCTACCTGATTCATACGACATCGTGATTTGCACCTTTCATCAAAGACAGGCGCAAGAACTCCAAGGACTCATTTATTTCCCTTTCAGTGGCAGGGCAGAGCATGCCGAGTAAGTCACGCGCCCAGCAACGACTCATGGCGGCGGCTGAGCACGGCGCGAACTTCCCAATGGCTCAGAAGATCCGCAGTTCCATGACGCATTCGCAGATGCATGATTTCGCCGCTGGTTCCATGAAGGGCAAGCCGGGACATGTCGCTGCGTTGAACTCGCATCCGAACGCAGCACGGCTTGGTCAATATTTGCACTCCAAGAAGGGCCGGTAAGTGGCCGACGAACCGATTGTCGAATCGCCCGCTGCTGAAGTCGAAGAGTCGCTGAGCGACTTCGTTGCGCGTGAGAATGCGATCGAGCGCGGCGAATCACCAGAGCCAGAACCGGAACCAGAACCGGAACCTGAAGGCGAACCTGCCCCAGCCGCAACCGTTGAAAAGCCAAGGGCCGATAAATACGGCAAAGAAGGCCGCAAACTCACCTACCGACAGGAAATCGATGCACTCGCCGCTCAGAAACATCAGACGCAGCGAGAACTTGAAGCCGAACGCGCCGAACTCGCGAAACTTCGGTCTGAGAGGGAACAGGTCCAGCGGCCACAGCCGCCACAGCGACCAACCCCACAGGCGGCACCTACGGAGGACCGCGAACCCTCGCTGAACGACTTCATGAAGCTGCCGGATGGCCAGCCCAATCCTGATCCGTATAGCACTTGGGTCAGAGCCTCAGCAGCTTGGGAAGCGCGGCAAGAGTTCAGACGCCAGTCTGATGCCGCCGCCGCACAGGCACATCAGGCGAGCATAGGACAGACATGGGGCGGGAAACTCGCAGAGATCCGCCAGCGTGTGCCAGACATCGATCAGCTGCTCAGTCAGACACCCATCGATCAGCGCGTCTGGCCCTTCCTGCAGAACCACAAACAAGGGCCGGAAATCGCGGAATACCTCTCGCAGAATCTCTCGGAAGCTCAGGCACTCCTCAGCCTGCACCCAATCGATCAGATTGGACGAATCGGGGAAATCGTTGGCAAACTGTCTGCGCGGTCTACTGCTGCCCCTGTGGCTCAGCGTAAACCGCCCGTTGTGAGTTCTGCGAAACCCCCTATCCAGCCACTAGGGACTTCGCCCGTAGCGACTTCTCCTGAACCCGGCGATGATGAACCCTTTTCCTCGTTCTATGTGAGGGAAAACAAAGCCGAAGGTAAGCGAGGAGTGCGCTAATGCGAGTCCCGAATGCCGAATACACTTGCGACCCCATCATGGGTCACCAAGGACACTGCTCGCGGCTATCTCAATGATCTGACGTTCCTGTCGAACGTCAACCGGACCTATGACGACCAGTATATGCAGGCTGGCGCCGTCGTAGGGAACACCGTCAATGCGCGTCTGCCACAGCGCTTCACTGTCACAGATGGTCAGGCACTGCAGGTCCAGAATATTTTCGACCAGACGGTTCCGATCACGCTGACGAATCAGAAGAACGTCGCCACATCCTACTCGAGCGCTCAGGCGACGACTGAGATTCAGTTCATCCGCGAGAGGTATACCAAACCCGCCGCAGAAGCGCTCGCGAGTGCATCGGAAGTCCTGGCTTTCCAGGCGGTGTATCGCGACATCTACTCGTCGGTCGGAACGCCCGGCACGACTCCCAATGCGACGTTGACCTATCTGCAGGCGGGCACCAAACTGACGGACCTTGCCACTCCTCTCAAGGGGCGCGTGGCCTGTCTCGATCCGCTGGCGATGCAGACCATCTCCAATACGACGACGACGAACTTCAACCCACAGGGTGTCGTGAGTCAGATTTGGAAGGAAGGCCAGTTCTCGGGGATGAACCTCGGGATCAGTGAGTGGTATCAGGATCCGGTCACGCCGACGCACACCACGGGATCATGGACCAGCACGGCGACTCCGACCGTGAACGGCGCGAACCAGACCGGCTCGACGCTGAACACGCAGGCATGGGCCTCGGGTTCCACCACGCTGAACAAGGGCGACATCATCGTGCTCGATGGCGTCAACAGCGTGAATCCGCTGTCCTATGCCAGCAACGGTAGACTCCAGCAGTTCGTGGTCACCGCAACGACTTCGGACAGCTCAGGCAATATGACCGCTCTGCCGATTTCTCCCAGCATCATCACCTCTGGCCAGTTGCAGACCGTAGACGCTTCGCCCGCCTCTGGTGCTGGCATCACGGTGCTCGGTGCATCATCGAAGACGGCTGGCACGCTCGTGGCGACGACTTCGCGGCAGTCCTTCGTGTATCACCCTGACGCCTTCGCCTTCGTCATGGCTGACTTGAAGAAGCCTGGCGCTGGCGCGAATAGCTATGCGGTGCAGGACAAAACACTCGGCATCTCGATCCGGTATGTCGAGCAGTATCAGATTGGCACCGACCAGAATCCGAATCGCATGGACATTCTGATCGGCGCGGCCACTCTTCAGGCACGTCTCGCGTGCAGAGTGTGGGGTTAATCCAATGGCTTTCGCAAATACAACGCTCTCATCGGCTGTCGCCTTGACGGATAACGTCATTGTCGTCGCCTCAGCGGCCAGTGCAGCGGCTGGGCGTCTCGTCCTGATCGATCAGGAAGTGATGCAGATCGCTCAGAGCTATACGACTGGCACGACGATTCCTGTGCTTCGTGGTCGCGATGGCTCTGCGACAGCGGCACACGTCGTCACAGCAGCGGTCAAGCATGGACTAGCCTCTGACTTCGCGCTTCCGGCTCCGCAGACGATTGTCACCTACGCCGTAGCACGTCCCGTTCAGGTGACGAGCACGACGGCCACGACGCTCACGCTCACGCTTCCCCCAGCGGGAACGGATATGCGTGTGATCGTCAACTCTACCAGTGCGGCCACGATCACGATTCCTGTGCCAACCAAAGACATGGATGGAACGGAACTCTGGCTCGTGAGCACCACGGTTGCGGCGCACGTCCCGACCTTCACGGGCGGTCTCGGTGGTGTGGGTTCAGGATACACCGCCCTGACCGTGGCCGCTGGAGCGCAGTTGTGCATCCATGTCATCGCGGCTGGCGGCACATGGAACGTCCCATCGGCTCCTGGCTGGACTGGCACTGTGACGAAGGTCACGGGAGGAATCGCCTAACATGTTTGCCAAACTTCGCCCAGGCAAGAATCAAGACGGCACCACGACAGCGACCCCGACTCGTGCGGGTTCGTATTCAGAAGCGGGAGTCATTCCCTACGGAATTGGCCGCGTGTCAATGGCCGATGAGGGGAGTTACTATACCGCGACCAATGCGACCATTGGCACGCAGCTCACTGCGCATGCCGCACCAGCGATTGCCGATACCGACACCAAGTCGATCATCCATCTCTTCAACGGTGGAACGCTGGACATCTACTTGGACTACATTACGATCGCGACAACGGTAGCGAACGCATCGGCTACGCAGGTCTACTTTGCCGCCTATATCGATAACAAAGGCTCCACAGCCTTCAGTTCTGGCGGCACGGTGATCGGTGCAGCGAACAAGAACAACGTCCGCAGCAACTCCACGAATACGACCGGAGCTGTCATCGAAGCCGGCGCCGTCGTGACGGCCTTCACGTCTTCGCGTAAAGTGATGTCGCGTGAGACTCGTCCCAGCATAGGCATAGCGCTGGACCAGTATCACTTCACATTTGGCGGTGGACTCTTCGCAGCGTCCTACTCACAGGTGACGACGGTCGCACAGGTCGCGACGGGTGGACCGCCGATCGTCATCGGACCTGGCGGCAATTTCGGACTCGTCCAGACTTCGCCATCCGGTGCAACGACCGCCATGACCTTTGAATTTGAAATGGGATGGTGGGAGAGGTAACGAATGGCCACAGTGAATCTGGCCAGCACGACATTCACGCAGCCCGTGCTCTCGGGAGACACCATCGTCTATCTCGCGAGCACATCTGGAGTCACGCCGAATAGCGTGCTCTTTGCCAATCGTGAACTTCTGGATGTGGCCTATATCGATAGCGTCAACAGTGGCGTGCATGTGCGTCGTGGCTATGAAGGCACGGCCACTCGGGCACATTCGCCATTGGAAACCGTCTGGATCGCGCAGCCGAACCAACTCTACGAAAGCGATCCAGTCGGTGTGCCGCCAGTCGGCGTCTATGTCCTTCCACACATCAACGTCTTGAACGGCAATGTGTGGACCGTGCAAGGCAACGATAGTGGCGATGGAGCGCAGGATCGTTCGTGGCAACTCGTCACGAATGTGCAATTCCCAGGCTCGCTGGGTGTGCGTCAATACACACTCACGACACCGAGTTAAGAGGGTTCATGATCATTCACAATCCGTCAGGTGCAGCGGCAGACGAACTCCGTAAGTGGGAGCAGCACAATACGATGTATGCGATGACGCCAGATGGGGATTTCAAGCCTGGCAATCCCTACGTCTTCAGGCCGTATCCCAAGATGCTGTTTAAGGCCATGACCAACCCGAAGACCGGTAAGGTGTCCGTAGGCGAAGTGCATCCGGCTCCGTGGCTCTATACGTCCATGCAGGATCTGGAGCGCGATACGAACTATGTGGAATCGTTCAATCGTCAGTGCCAGAAGATCGTGCAGAACGAAGATGAGCATCTGAAAGCCAAAGGACAGGGTTGGTGCGATCTCCAGACCGAAGCACTGGAACGCGCCGAACAGCAGTATGCCGCGATGGCTGAAGAGGCGGCACGGGTTCACTATCAGGTGTCGAAGATGGGCGAGAAGGCCAGAGAAGAGTTCAGGCAGGCCGATCAGTCCACCAGCACACATATCCTTGATGTGAAACCGAAGCGGAAGCGCGGGCGTCCAGCAAAAGGCGTCGAGGCGGTAGAGATTCCGGAATAGCCAATGGATGATCTCTATTTCGGAGACGCCAGCCTCGGTAAGCGGCTCTATGTCGCGCATGCGACCGTGACCGCTCCGGTGATCTATACGACGGCGGCAGGGACGGGTGGGCCGCTCCTGTGGAATAGCTCGTCCAATGTCAATGCGCGTCTTGTGGCAGTCGGTTTTGCTGTAAGCACGGCATCTGCGGCGGCAGGCGCGTTGGGCCTCACAGGCGCCACAGGACAGACGGCAGCGCCAAGCAGCACGACGGCGATCGAGAGCACGGGCAATCTGTTTCTCGGTGGCGTCAAGTCATCCTGCACGGTCTATCGAATCGGCACGCCTACAAATGCCGGCACATTCTTTTTTCCGCTCGCGCAGATCACGACTGGCGCCTTGACCGTGAGTGAATCCACGATGTCGTGGACTCCGCTCAATCGGATGATCACGGTTCCCCCTGGCGGATGGGTTTCGCTCGCAGGTTCTGCCACACTCACCACAGTGGTGATTCAGTGTGGCCTCATTTGGGAAGAAGTTACTCTCTACTAGGAGATCCGATAGATGGCTAGTTTCTCAGTGAACTCTAATGCGACGAATACCGCATCGGCCACGGTCCCGATGATCTGCGGCATGGCGACGGCGACGAATCAGATCGGCATCTACGAGATCAATGCCGGATCGGATGCGTCCGCTGACAACGCCGTGAAATACGCCATCTTCAGGGCATCGGCTCGCGGCACGTCTTCGACCAGCGTCACCGCGAACGCAGTCGATCAGAACGTGACGCAGGCGGCACTCTCCACGTTCGATACCGCGTGGAACATCAACCCAACGATTACGGCCAGTTCGCAGATTCTGCAATGGGCGCAGCATCAGAGAGCCACGTATCGCTGGGTGGCCTACGATTATACGAAGCTCCTGAAGACGCAGGCAGGCACCGGAAAAGGAATGGCGCTGATGTCCGTCGTCGTCTCCTCGGCATTCAATGGCGTCTTCAGCATCGAATACGACGAGTAACGAAGCGCGTGTGCTTGGTCGGTTCGAACCTGGGGAATACCAAGAGGATCGTATCGAGCGAGAGTTTCGAGCGCTGACGTTCCTTCCAGCTTGTTGTCGGAAGGAACGTATCAGCGTGCGTGTCCCACACGATCGTGCAGCAGCACCAAATCCAGACAACCTCGAATGGCATCAGGACGGAGGAGGGCCAGCCGGAACAACCGATCATATGGTGATCTGGTCCAGTGAAATGCCGACAAATCTTCGCTCGAGCACTGGCGAACTGTTTCCGATCGAGCCGTTTGAAGTGGTCTGGTTCAATAATCGAGTCGCCTTTCACAAGCAGCCTGAAGGCACCGATGAAACGCGGCGATGGTTCGTGGCCATTCGATGCAGTGGGGCATTATGAAGCCTGATGATGTCGTGCAGAACACAGGCGACATGAAGTTCTACCGTCAATACGAGTATGGCGCCGTGCCGATCTGTGAGGATTGCTGGGAGGAGATTCCACGCTACATCGATTTCCCAGGTGGGCTTGTGTCTCCTGAGAGTGATGGAGATGCTGGGGGAAACTTCGCCAAGACGAGAGATGTGAGCATTGGCGATAAGGTGAAGGACAATGGAGAGCCTCAGCGCGGTCGAGAGCATCTGCAAAAGGTGATATGTCTGAAATGCTATCGCCTAGCCTTTCAGCGTGTCTATCCTGGCTTGCCATTGCCGCTATTGCGTGGCGATGCGACGATGCGCGTGCCTGAACTCATCGTGGAACCTGATAATCCGCCGAGTCGCTGATGTCTGACATTTGGCTCCCGCGATCTGTCGATGATGTCTCTGACTATGCCGATGCGAAGCATGAACGGCATGCGCATGGACTCGTCATCATCAATGGCAAAGAAGTCGCCACGACGCTTCAGTGTCCACACTGCGGAGGCCACTTTGTCTCTCGCAAGGGCTTCAACGTCCGCTGTGTGAAGCATGATGCGCGTGTCTGCGAAAAGCCATCCTGCCGAACCGTCTGCACGGACTTCCATCCTGAATCGCTGCAGCGTCGAGAAGTCTGATGTTCCACTTAGAGGCAGACACACGGCTGAGGCGATACAACACTGTGTTTCCATTGACGGAGAATCCTATTTCTGAAGGTGGCAACTGGATCAGTGGAGGGTCAACGGGCCTCGATTGGGTGAATGTTCAGACGACATCAGGGCTCGCCTTTGGAGGAGCCAACTTCACCACCAGCCATTATGACGATGCGACCGCAGTCATTAGCGGGACATGGAGTGCGAATCACAAAGTTGAAGCCTGTGTCAAATCTCTCAATCAGGTGAACGGCACCTCAGATTTTGAAGAAGTCGAAATTCGTCTGAGGACGACGATTTCAGCTCACAGCATCGCAGGTTATGAAGTCAATTGGGCCTGTTTCCATAACGGGAACCAATACCATCAGATCGGCTATTGGTATGGGCCAATTGGTGTGCAGGGTGGATGTGCGCTCGGCTGTGCTTTTGATGCCGTGCCGAACTCGATCAACTCGGCTGGCAATGGGATGGATGCCACGCATGGAAACGGGATCGCAGGGAATCTCGCGCAGAATGGATTTCCGGGTTTGTATGATGGCGATACTGTCGGTGCTCAGATCGTCGGAACACGTATCACGACATGGATCATCTATGGACCGCATTCACCGAATCCTGGCGTGAAAGTTATTCTTCAGGATTTTGATGATACAGGCGGAACTGGCGGTGGAGCGAAGTTCACGACTGGAAACCCTGGCATTGGTCATTGGTTCAACAGTGCGAGTGGCTCAGTATCAGACTACGGATTTACCACACTCGCTGTGACGGAAGTCTGAATGGCCTTCAGCACGTTTGTAGGCTCGTTCACGGTGCCGAATGCGACCGGCAACAAAGCCACAACTGGCGTGGGTTTTCAGCCGAAGGTCGTATTGTTCTGGGGAAACGGACAGACCGCAGATGCCGCGCTGGGCACGGGCGCAGCGGCCGCGATGGCGATCTATTGGGGTGTGGGTATTTCCTCATCCTCTAGAGTTACGGTTGGTGAAGCCGATGACGGGGTGACTGGGAATCCGACAGGATCGGATGCAACGAAGTGCCTCAAGCGTATCTCTGGTGCTACTCCAACGGTCGTCTTTGCCGCCGATTTTGTGTCACAGGACGCGGATGGTTTTACCGTCAATTTCACGACTGCGAATGCGACAGCCTATGTGGTGAACTTTCTGGCGCTCGGTGGTGCGGATCTGTCAAATGTCTCGATCGTATCGTTCACATCGGCAACAGCAACTGGGAATCAAGCGACCACTGGAGCCGGATTCAAGCCGGATACCATTCTGCTGATGGGGGCGGATACGTCCTCCTCAAATAATTCCACGACCTTCGGCTTAGGTCAATCGTTGACGGCTAGAGGCACGGCATCACAGGCGGCGAATGCGACGACAGGCGGACGCATCGAGAAGACGACCAAGGTCTATACGAACATCGATGGTGGGTCATCGGTGCGCTGCGAGGCGGATCTTGTCACGCTGGATAGCGACGGCTTTACATTGAATTGGACGACGGCGAGCGCGAATACCCACACGATCTATGCGCTCTGTCTTAAAGGTGGGCAGTATCATGTCGGCAATTTCCTTCAGAAGTCTGGCGGTGCTGGATCGCAAGCGTATACCGGAGTCGGCTTCACGCCAACTGGGCTCTTGACATTTTCAGCGGGTCAGACGGCTGGAGCCGCACTCGGCTCAATTCAGTTCATGTCCACCTGCGCAGCCTCAAGCACCACGAATCGGGCCGGCGTGCAATACAGCTCGGGATCGTTCCCCGTGGCGGCGCTCGATCGGGCCAGCATCAACATTAACTACGCCGATAACGGCACACCGACGCAAGACGTGAAGGCGGATCTGACCTCGTTTGATGCGGACGGCTTTACCTTCAACTACACCACGTCTGATGCGACGATTAGGGAATCCATCTATCTGGCGCTAGGCAATGCGGCTGCCGTCGCTACTGTGGATGTGATTCAACCCAGTCTCGCTCAGCAAGGTCCGCGTATTCGGAATGTGATGTATTGACATGAGTCAACACGCACGTCCAGTCGGTCCAGGCATCAATGATGCGGCTCCAATCACATCATCGATGTTCGTTGGCTACCAGCCTGAACGCAACCGTCAGGTGCTTGGACCACGCATTCCGTTGCCGCTGCACATTCCACACGTTGTCGATGCACCATTCACCTCTTCGATGTCGGCTGGCTATCAGCCTGATCGCGGCTATAAGATTCCGCAGATCACTCATCTTGGGTGGCAGTCTCGAGAGCCGGATGTCACATCGGCGGCTATTGAACAGACGATCGGCTATCATCCAGATTCACCGCTGCGCTTCCCGCCGCGTCGAGGACCATCGTTCTTCCCGTGGTCAGGGACGACACCGTTCAGCGTCGAACAGGTCATCGGCTATCAGCCATCTACGCATCGCATCATAAAGCGGCAAGTGCAAGGCCAGCAGATCCTGCCATCAGTGGACGCCTTCTCCATCGAAATGGTGGTCGGATCGCATCCTGATCGCAATCGTGCCGTGCTCGGTCCAAAGATCGATCTCCCCACGAATCCGACATTCGTGCAAGTGTTCGCACCAGTCACGATCGACATGATGGTTGGGAACAAGCCTGACCGTAATAGAGCCTTTGCGCCAAAGAATCAAGGTGGGACATTCCTCACATCCGATCAGGTCCAGTTCTCGATTGACATGACGCAGGGCTACCATCCTGATCGGAATCGTGCGTTCTCGTATCCAAAAACTGGCTGGTCCGATTCACAGACGACATTCCCAGTCCAGATGACGCCGGATATGTTCGCCGGAAATCGTCCAGATTCTCCACGTATCAGACTTGGGGCGAAGATTCCGCTTCCGCTCGCACAGACTACACAGGTCAATGCGCCGATCACGCTTGACATGCTGAGAGGATCGCAGCCCGAGAAGGGATTCACATTTAAGCTAAAAGAAGGCGCTCGCTTGATGCCGACTGACACGATTACGCCTCCACCGATTGCCTTCCATACGGAGACGAACGCGATGGTGCCGTTCAATCCTCAGCCGTGGATTAAATAATGGCTTTTCCTATTCGCGCAACGGCATGGACTGGAGTCACGGCGCAGCTCACCACGATTTCGACTGGCGCTGACTATGCCGGTAGCGTCACGGTCTATGTCAAGCAAGATGGCGGCACGCTAACACTTGGAACGGTCAACGGTGGCGTCTGCAGTTCAGATGGTCGCGGAGGCTATAGCTACAACCCATCAGCCTCAGAGACAGATGGCGAACTGCTCACGTTTCAGTTTGTCGGCTCTGGTGCCTTCACCGTTGAAAAGCAGATTGGCACGCTCACGCCACAGCAGGCCGCTGCCTTGGCGTCTACGACTGGAGGCACATCGATTACGGTCAGGAACCTGATCAAGGCCGCGATGCGTCGAATCAACGTCATTCAGGAAAACGAAGATCCCAGTGGCGATTCGCTGAGCGATGCCTTCGAACGCTTCAATGATTGGGTGGATAGCGTCTGTGGTAATGAACGTCTGACGATGTATACGGTGACACGCACGACGTGGAATCTCGTCCCAAGCCAGGCTGTCTATACGGTCGGACTCGGTGGCGATGTGAACATCGTGCGCCCACAATTCATCAATCAAGTGAACTGGATCAATGCCAATCTTTCAGTGCCGTTTGAGCTGCAACTGACATTGCTGACTGAAGATGCCGAAGCCTCACTGCCGCTCAAGTCGCTGACATCGACGTATCCGTTCTACGCCTATTACAACCCGACATTCACCGGCGCACTCGGGTCACTTAAACTCTGGCCGACTGCGACAGGCACAGGACTACAGGGAGCACTCTACTATCCGCAACAGGTGAATCGATTCAACACTGTGAACGATACGATCGCACTTCCGCCTGGCTACAATCGGTTCATGCGTGACAATCTGGCCATCGAGCTATTCCCTGAGTTCAGGGAAGGGCAGCAGATGGATACCGGGCTCATGCAGTCGGCGTCGGAAGCGAAGGCAAACCTGAAGCGCATCAACAATCGGTTAATGGACTTGCAGACCGATCCCATTCTATTGTGGGGCCGCTCGGCATGGTCCATCTATACAGGGCCATGAAGTATCCGGGCTTCATTGGGGTGAGTGATAAGACGCAGAGTCTATCAGCCAACCCTGAAGAGACGATCAACTGGTATTACGAATCGCAGCCTCAGCATGCGAAGAATACCGCTGCACTCTATCCGACACCTGGGTTCACCGTGTGGACAACCATTACACCGACCATTGCTCAAGGTGGACGAGCGCTCTTCACTGAGAACGATCGCACCTTCGCAGTCATCGGCAATTACTACGGCGAACTATCCATCGTGCCTACGGCTGGCGTCCTGAGCAACACCTTCACATTAAGAACGCCGGTTAGCTATGATGCCAATCAAGCGCAGATCGTGACGAACGGATCGAATGCAAATCAAGCCATGATCTCGAGCGGGACCAATGGCTATCTGCACGATTTAGCCACGAATGCCGTCACGCAGGAACTGACGGGTGATTGCGTGATGGTCGGTATGCTCGACGGCTATTTCATTGCCTTAGATCCATTGACGAGCACATTCCGCATCTCGGCGCTCAATGATGGAACCGTCTGGGATCCGACTCAGTTCGTCTCGCGCTCCAGTGCGCCTGATAACTGGGTGGCGATGGCGGTGGTTCCACCAGACATCTGGTTCATCGGCAGCAAGACTGGGGATGTGTGGTATGACGCCGGAACATTCCCCATGCCGCTCGCCCCTCGCACCGGCATCAGTTACAAGTTTGGGATTGTGGCATCATTCACACTGAAAGCCTCTGGGGCATCGCTATTCTGGCTCAGTCGTAATGACGATGGAGGAGGTATCGTCGTTCGAACACGTGGCTATTCTCCGACACCGATCAGTGATGCCGCTGTGGAAACGGCCATCGCCTCGTATGAGCGCGATTTCCTCATCACCGATGCGGAAGCGATGATCTATCAGGAAGAAGGGCACACTTTCTACGTGCTGCACTTCCCCTCAGTGCCTCAGACATGGGTCTATGACATTGAAGAGAACAAGTGGGCGAAACGGAGCTACTGGAATCCCAACACGATGAAAGACGAGCTGTGGAGAGCCAGAGTGCATACCTATGCCTTCGGGAAGCATCTCACAGGGGATTTCACGACGAACAACATCTGCGACATGAGCGTTGTGACAGGGACCGAAGCGGACGGATCGGCCATCCGTCGCACTCGGATTGCTCCAGGCATCTTCGATCAGAAGCAGCAGATTCCGATCCGGAATATGGAGATTTTTCTGCAGTCAGGGCTGGGACTCAATACCGGCCAAGGATCTGACCCACAAGTGCTATTCTCTACGAGTGATGACGGCGGCAATACATGGGGGAATGAACGATCCGTCTATGCTGGCAAGATCGGGCAATTCAAGCGCAGATTGCGTATGTGGCGCATGGGCGTCCCACGAGATCGCGTCAATAAGATGGTGGTCACGGATCCGATTCCGTGGCGCATCATCGATGCGTTTATCAACAATGATGGGCTCTAATGGCGACGATCGATCCGCCTCCCTACATTGCGCCAATAGCCGAAGGGCGAAGCGAAGTGATGGGCAGTGCGTGGATGCGCTGGTTTCAGGCCAGCGTGTTCAACGTGCTGAGCAGCACGCCGACCGTGTTCTCGGCTCGAGTGGGACTGGTAGCGCAGAATGCGTCGATTGGGACGACGAACATTCCCTTGCCGGCCATCTCAGCTGGGCAATACATCATCAGTTACTACGCGAGGATTACCACACCAGCCGGCGTCTCGAGTTCGTTGACGGTGAATTTAGGATGGACGGAGAGCGCGATTCCGCTGTCATTTTCAGGCGCTGTGATGACAGGCAATACCATTACCACAGTGCAGAGTGGAAGCCAGATGATCATCGCTGATGGAAACACGCCGATCACCTATTCGACGACCTATGCGAGCAACGCGGCTAACGCCATGCAATATCGATTGACCGTGATTGTGCAGAGCACCTAGAGATGACCACGAGGATTCTTCCTGCGTCAGAATGGCATCGTATGAACGGGATGGATTTAGAGGTACCGCTGTCGATGATCGATCCGGCTCACGTTGACGTGGTAGTCGTTGAAGATGACGGCGGAACGATCGTCGCTCATTGGATGCTCGTCTCAATGCTGCATGTCGAAGGGCTATGGATTGCTCCTGAAGCGCGTAAGAGAGGATCTGTCGCACGTCGGCTCTTGCATGGCATGAGCGAAACCGTGGCAGCTCGAGGAGCGTCAAGCGTGTTGACGGGTGCCGTATCCGATGAAGTCAAGGCACTATTGGATCATGCTGGGGCCAAAGCATTACCAGATCAGTTTGTCTTGCCAATGGGAGGTCGGTAGCAATGCCTGCGGTTCTTGCGATGCCACTGTTTTGGGGTGCTGTCGGTGCAACTGCTGGTGCTGGGGCTGGCATTTATGCCGCCAATAAGCAGTCAGGAGCTGCCGATACAGCCGTCAATGCTCAGACGCAGGCAGCGAACTATGCTGCGAATCTGCAATCACAAGCCGCTCAACGAGCATTGGACTTTCAGAAGCAGCAAGCGGCAATCGATCAGGCCAACTTCCAGAAGACGCAAAGCGCAAACTACGGACAATATCAATCGAATGCCAACGAGAACTATGGCCAGTATGCCGCTGGAACGCAGACTGACTATGACCGATGGGCACTCCATCAGAACAACATGGGGTATCTCGGACAACTTCTCGGATTGCCAGCACGTCAACTTCCAGCCGCACATATCGCGGCTCCTCCAGTCTTCAGCGCCGATCCTTTCTCGAGCGGAGGAACAGCCTCGAGCGGACCTCCTTCGCAGAGCATCATGGATGCGCTGAAGGCGAACTATAAGAGCTTGGGATATGCACCAACAGGACCAGGGACAGGGCCGACAGACATTGACTACATGGCGAAGCAAGCACAGGCATCGTTGGATGCTGGAGAGCGCCCCCTATCATATTGGTTGGGACCGAATGGACGCATCGCCGCAGAGATTGCGAAGGCCGGCGTGAAGCCGACCGTGGGAGGATAGACCGTGGCCGCGATTACCGATCCGAATGACCCCAGACTGACAGATCCGGCCTATGCCAGTGACCCGGATGTTCTTGCCTATCTGAACGGAATTTACGGTGCTGGTGGAACGGCCATGACACCTCCGACGCCGACCAGCACATGGAATGCGCCAACACAGGCATGGAATCCCACCGGACCAGTCACAGATCCGAATGACCCACGGCTCACGGATCCGGCCCATGCGACCGATCCTGATGTCCTGAGCTATTTGAACGGGATCTATGGACCGAGTGGCACGGCGCTGAACCCTCCACCGACATCTGCCGGAGCACCTGCGCCGACTTGGAATCCTCAGACACAGGCATGGAATGCGCCTCCATCTTCCACAGCAACACCTACTCCTGATCCTGGGACAGTTGGTGGTGGAACGTCTGCTCCTGCACCTGCTCCGACTACTGCATCGCCTACAGCATCTGGAAATCCCTATTTTGGGATGAACATCGGAGACTTCACAAAGCCATTCACTGAGCAGTTCAACGCACCGGAACGGAAAGATATTCCAGATGCTCCGGTATTCAAAGCGCCAGATTTCAAGACGCCCAATCCGTTTTCGGCTCCAAGTCCAGAGGAAGCTGCGAAGGATCCGGGCTATCAGTTCACGCTTGGGCAGGGATTGCAGTCCTTGTTGAATAGCCGTGCGGCTGGAGGCAAACTCAACTCAGGAGAGACGGGTAAAGCCCTGATCGATTATGGTCAAGCGGCTGGAACAACACAATATACGAATGTCTATAATCGAGATCTGGCCGATTACATGACGAACTATAAGACCCAATATATGGATCCATATCAGAATGCCTATCAGAATGCCCAAGGCGAGTTCGCGCCTAAACTCACGGCATGGTCTGTCAAGGCTCCTCTGATTCAATCTCAGAATAATACGGATTATCAGAATGCCTACAATAAATGGCTAGAAGATTACAAAATGTATACCGACAATCAAAACAATGCCTTTGATAAGTTCTATAAAGTGCTCGGAGGTTAGGGAATGGCCGGCCCGTTTCAGTTTGAGACGTATCACAATCCCTACGTGCAAAGCATCTCGCAATTGATGCTGGCCCCAGCACAGGCGCAGGCGCAAGCCGCGCAGACGATTGGACAGGCTCAAGCGAATGCGGCACTCGCTCGAGGACAAGCATGGAGCGGAGCGGCACAGAACATCGGGCAAAGTGTTGGTCAAGTCGCGCAGCAGATGGGAGATCCACGACGCATCGAAGAACAGCAGCGGCAGCGCGATCTTCAGGCATTGGACAAAGCCTTTACGATGCCGGGTGGACGAGACTCGATTCTTAATGCCCTACCGGGCCATCTACGCCCTACGGTGCAGAAGCAGTTTCAGGAAGCGGACACGGCGGCGGCGAATGTGCAGGAATCGCAACTGAAAGCCGAAAACGCTACGACGAGTTACGTGCAGACGCTTGCGGAAATTGTGAAGGCGCATGACTACGATCCAGTCGCGATGCAACTCAATATCACGCACGCCAAGGATACATTCAAGAACAACCCGTCCCTATTGA